CTTAGCGAACTGAACAAATTCACCCCATTCGTTATCATTCATCTCATACTTTTGTTTAAATTCAGATTCTCTAGTGAGTTTCTGATTTTCCTGCTTTTGAGATGCTAAAGCGCCATTTAAACGCTTTTGAACAACACCGTCAATAGTAGCAGACAAAAGTTTTCCCGAATCAGACGTAGGGTTACTTACTGCATCGTCAGGGTCAAACACAAAATCTTCATCCAGTTCTAACGATTCCTTCATACTCACCGGAGCTTGACCACCACCCTGAAAATAATTCCGCACATGCTGAATTAAATTAGGGTCTTCTCTCATAGCATCGAGGATAGGCATATATGGTTCTAGTTCGGTAAGCTTGCCATTTAGGCGCTTAGCTTCCCTACTTGAATCACTATACCTCTTCTGCAGATTCTCAACATCCGCCTCACCTTCCACAGGGCTCTCTTGTTGCACGGGTTGAGCCTGTGCTACTTGAGGGGTTATCTGTTCTTCAGAAGGTTGGTCTAATATACCACTGTTCACTTCATTATCAAGAGCCTCGAAAAAATCTCCTGAATCAAAGTTCGTACTTTCAGGGGACGATCCTGACTGCAAAGCTTCTATACCTGCGGCCTCATCAGCGTCGTTACCTACTTGCACATTTTCACTCATAATTAACCTCTTTTATGTATTTTCTTAAATATATGCATTTTATGCATTCTTATCAAAGTCTTTTTTCTGTTTTTCTTTCTCAATATTAATAGTATTCTGCACTTCTTTCTGTAGTTCCTTTCTAGCTAGCTCGAACTCGTTCCTCATCATACCTTTTAATAATTTCTGTTCTGCTTGAGTCTGTTGTAGGTCTTTCCTGGCTTCGCCTTCAACTTGATTAACTTTCATTTTTATACCAGCTTGTACTAACTGTCTTTCAAGAGTTTCGATAGTCCCATCTTTATCTTTCACAGCTTCAGTTAATTGTTCCAGTTGACCTTGTAACTCAGCATATAAGCTTTTACGCTCTATCAGTTGCTTTTTGTTCCTTATATCGGTCTCAGCTACCATTGCTATATCATCTATTAACCCAGCTTGGAACCATCTAAAATATTCTTCTAGTAGAGCCCATCTATTAACTGGTAATGTAGCTCCAGCCACTATTCTTACATCAAATCTAGCGGTTTCATAATCTTTATATCTTCCAATTGCCTCACCATAATCATTATATATAGGAATATTTATCCTTGTCTCTTTCTCCACTTCAGCCCCTCCAGCTTGTGGCTGAACAATTCTAAATACTTTATCTATTGTATAATGTTTCTGAGCTACCATCTTAAAGCACCTACCAACATGCTCAAGAACTGGTTCAACAATAGTTGACATCCAAGATTTCAACCTTCTTGTTCCGAATTCATCATTGGCAAGTAATCCTCTATAAGTCTCATTTTGTTCCTGAGTAAATCCCATCATAGCTGATGGAACTCCACTAATATACTCAGCGTCAGACTTGCCTTCCTGAGTTATTGTATAAAAAGCATTATTAATAGCAGCTGGAAGAACTGGTGTTGGTGGAGCAAATCCAGAACGATACTTCAAAAGAGCTCCTGGACTTGATGAATATTGTTCCCATTCTTCCTCATCAACTGATCCTTCTTCATATAACCATCTAAGGTTAGACGCTAGGTTGGCATTGTGAACCATAATCTGATGAGCTTTATTTATTTCCTGTTGTTTACCTATCAATGGCATAACAGCTGATATTGGGTACGGTGTACCAGTGTAAATATATGGAACTGGTATAATTGGGTACTCAGTTACTGGTAGTTCATATTCATATAAAAATGTATCGTCTCCAACACTACATGTCAACATTACTCTAGTTTCATAAAAATCAACAGCATCAACTATTGATTTACTAAAAGTTTCATTCTTCGCTAATACATCGTATTCTTCTTTACGAAATACCTGCTGCTCAACTTGTGAAATAGCTTCCTGAGCTTCTGACATAAGTTGTTGTTTTGTGGCTTCTATGCTTTCTTGCATAGCCTTCTCTGCCTTCTCTAACTCAAGACTCGCTCTTTCTTCTATAATCTCACCAGCTTGTAGAGCCTCACTTATTGCTAATTTTTGTTCCTCTAACTGGACTGCAGCCTCCTGAGAAAATTCTTTTACCTGAACCTCAACTGACTTTTGCATATCCTGCATCTGTTCTTGAGTGGGTTCTACCCTTATAAATACATTAACAAATGGAATTTTTACTTTATTATAATTCTCATAGTATGCTATAATATCATCATCTTCTGAGTCTGGCTTATAAGTACTTACTACATCTTCAGGTAATATAGTTGAACCAGATTCTATATCTCTCGCTGAACTTGAATACGAACTCGAATTACTATCACTAGCTTTCCCAATCTTTGACGCAAACTGTGGGAACATATTCTTCAGCTGAGTCTTAGACAACATCTTCTTAACAATTATAAATCCAGCATCCCTGAATAGAAAATCACGACTAGCAGGGTCTACAAAAACATCGTAAGGATCAACCCTACTAAAGACAACCTCACCTTTGCCATTATCTTTATCTTGATCAACATCTACAAGAAAGAAACCAATACCCTTAACTAAACTATCTAATATTACTTGTGAGTATATAGATTTACCATTAGAAGTATGCCAGCAATAATCTGAAATATCAGAGTGAACCTGAGCCACATCTACGTCATCACCAGTTACTCCAACAGCCTTCCATCTAGGATTGTTAGAAGTGACAAAATATTTCATTATCTCTATAATTGGTAGAATTCTGTTAATGGTAAATGTTGGCATCCCAGCATCTTGAAGTGAATCCTTCTCATTCTTAGATAATTGCTCGTCTAAGTAGAAGTCATATCCCTGCTGACTTTTCTGTACCCATTTGCTTCTGTGAGTGCCGTTAGCTCTATCCCAAAGCATTTTATTTATGCCAGCTTTACTAGGTCTTCCTCTTTTAGCCATTATTTACCACCTATATCTTGGAGTTTCATCCTCACCTATATAAGGCATTATTTTCTCTACCATTGGAGGTTGGATGTCTTTATGAGCTTCCCACTCAATAGATTTTGTTTTACTTCTAGGGAATTCCCTACCTGTATAATAACTTGTGTCCACCGCTCTCACTGGTTCTAAGCTTTCTAAGTATTCAACATTATAAACATCATCACCATGCTTATCTCTAGCTGCATAACTCTTTCCAAACTTAGTAGCTGGGCCAAAAGCCCATTTATCTTTAAACTGCTCAGCGTGAGCTAACTCAGCTAAAAATTCATCCATGTCGCCATATTGTATATTTAATGTATCAGGCTCTTCATATCTGCCTTTTTCCCATTCGCCTAAATAATCCCATACTGTTCTTTTACCATGAGTAAAAAAAGCTCTAGGGTCATCTGTCCCAGTAAATGTATTACCTAATAAACTAAATTCAGAAGGGGTTGTCTGTTTAACGTATGGAGAACCTGCCTCTTTCCACAAATTGTAAAGATTCTCTTTACCCTCACGTGAAATCGTGTTATAATATGTATTATATCCCTTTGGATCAGAAGGGCTTTCAAACCATCCCTTCTTAGGATCGGCCCATAAAGGGCGCTTCTGCTTCTCAGAAGTAAATGTCTCTACAAAATCCCAGAATGATTCGTCAGCTGTCTTAGGCGGCATTAGTCATCCAATTTCTGAGTCCCTCTACTATATGGTTCGTCTCCAGTCGAAGCCTTTTTCTTTGCCGCTATCGTAGCTTTCCTCTCTTGCTGCTTTCTCCACTTTGTGCCTTTTGCTTGACTTTGTATTTGAGCTCCTTTTTTCTTAGTAGCTTGTCTAATAGCCCCACCAGCGGCTCCTTGAATCTCAGGTACTACAACTTTACCAGCTAATCCATATTCTTTATTAATTGCATTTAATAAATTTTGCGTACCCCTTACATCTGATTCATCTACTCTTAACATGGCCTTTCTTATAATATAGTCAGCAATTTTTCTTTCTTTCTTAGACGCTTTTAACATGTATGCAGATAAATTATCTCTCCATCCCGTAAATAATTTAGTAGCAGTACTAGCTGTCTTAACAACTCCAGCCCCTGATCCTATAACTATATCATATAAATCACGACTAGTTACACCAGGATAAACTTCTTTGTCCATTCCTTCATTTACCCAACTATTATACGCAACACCCATATCCAACATACTTGGCATATCTCTAGATGTTTTATATTTACCACCACTTACTAAATCTAACAATGTTCGCTTTGGTTCTAGCACTCTGTTTCTTCTTCCTCTTCTTTCACAAATTCAATTGGCTCTCTCCACTCTTCTTCCTTAGTATACACTTCTTCCAGTGTAGCTGCAAATAATCTCATTATGCGACTACCCAGCTCTTAGCTTTCTTTTTAGGTTTAAACCATCCCTTTTTATATCTATTTTTCTTCATATTAGGCGGAAAACAATGTAATTGTGAGTAATATAACGTCTCAATCGTGTCATCGTGAGCCATTTTTGGACCAAATGTAACAATTTCATTGCTTAAATCAAACATATTTTTCCTTATATGAACTGTTCCCATACTAAATCGACCACTTAACCCACTATATATCCTATTTCTCTTGTTAGTGCCACCAGGTTTTTGAGGTATCACAGCAATGTCAAATCTATTGAGTCTTCTTCTCTCGTCATTCAAAGCTTGAAAGATACTTCTATTCATAGCTACATCTTCGACCGTAGCCGAGACACATTTGTATTTATCATATAACGAAATAATATAATCAACTACTCCAGACTTTCCTAATATATTCCCATCAGCGTCTTTTGTTCCAATAGTTGGTATACTTCGATGTCTTTCATACTCTAATACATATAACTCATTATTTGAATCTATAGCTATTACCATAATAACACTAAAGTCTGCATGCTTAGTATCAATATCTGTCGCTGGGTCACATCCTATAAATGTATTTATTGGCGTCTCCTCACCATCACTTACAATATAATTAACACCGTCTTCATGCTTATAATATCCATCATAATTATGAACATGCTTTCTAGTCCATACAGCGTCCTCTTCACTCATAACCTCCATCATGTACTCTTGATAGTACTTATGAGGCTGACCTGAATCGTTATAAAACCTTTTCTTTTCCTCTAATTTAGATGTCGGAAAAAACGATGCCCAAAGAGGCGTTCCGTCTGGCTGCGTTGCTTTATACGTAATTACCTTCCAAGCAAAGTCTCTCCCGCTTTTCTCAGCTTTCGCATGCTGTGTGAGAAGGTTGTTAATAAAGGAATCATAATGTACGGGAGTGCCATTAACACGCAACCTACCAGTATGAGGCTCAATCGCGGGATAAACAACAGCAGTAACAAGATTTGCGTTCTTATCCCTGGCTTCTCTAGTAATTGTATTGGCTTCATGCTCAAAATCATCCAGCACTATTAGGTCGTATCTTTTGTGGAGTTTTGCTCCACCTCGAATACCTGCGACGTTTGACTTTGATATAAGCTTGCAGCCGTTTGATAACTCTATGTCTTCCTCTGTCCATTTTCTGCCTTTTAAGTTACCAAAATAATAACGTATCCTGTCGTTATAATCAAGGTGATGTTTTATATAATCCATATTTCCAACAGAAAGTTTCTGAGTAGCTGACACCCATGCATAGAATAAAAAATCATCCTTTGGGCAAAATATAAAATCTTTTAATATAGAAGCCTTCGTTAATATAGTTTTACCATGACCACGTGGGACAATAATGGCAGACTGCTTTACTTCTTTATTATCTATTGTATCGGCTATAAGATAGTGAAATGGTGGCGTCTCGCTTCGTAGAAAGTCTTCAGGTAAAAATAATTTACCAAAAGCTATCAAGTCTTTACTAGATAATAGTAGAGCCCTTTCAGCTTCGTTAACATCCTGACTATTTATGTTCATCCGATTGATTTCTTGGTACTGAATAATACCTTTGGTGTGGTTCATAAAATATAACTTTACTTCCCAATCTTTCTTCTTCCTCCATGCCTTTTATCATTGAATCATAAGATGGGTGGCCTGCTGAAGTGCCTTTAGCCATTCCTTTCAGCCATCGTCTACCTTCAACCTTCTCACCGTCTATAATTAACTCATAAGGTCTTGGGTCTAGCGTTGGTCCATGTATAACCCATTCTTTTTCATCCTTATGCCATATCCATGCTTGAATTGATTCATCTGTCCCAATCTCCTCACCGTCCCATTCGCCATCCCTATCAGGGGCTTCAATCTCTAATGGCCACATTTCTATTAATTCATTAGCGGTTTTGTCATCATACCCAGTACCGTGAGGGTCAAATGTAGCAAGAACTCCATCATCCTGTTTTTTCATAGAGTTTATTATTTTACTCTCGACTTCTTGATTATTCACTTTTTAATCTTCTTTACTATAAAATATTTTAAGGCTACACAAGATAAAATTATAACAAGAATTGTAGCTACATCAACAAAATGATTACCAGAGTCAGATTCAATAGTCCCATACGGTGTCTCTATTGTTATCTTTTTAGATGGTTCTTGTCTGAACGCTTTTAAAGAATCACTCTTCATGCTTAACACTTACGTAAGCCATTGGTGTAGTATTAGCTAGATGATCACCTGGAATCCAGGCTGTGTTAGCTCCAGAGAAATAACCAAGAACTTTCTTACCTCCCTCTAAGTATATCTCTGTAGTTGCAGACCATGATACACTATCCTCCGTAATAAGGTAAGCATGGAAATAAGCATCATATTCACCTTCTTCTAACTGATACACATAATAAGTAAACTCAGGATACCAAGTATTAGCAGAATCATAATTAGGCATCGCATCACACCAAAAGTATATTGGTATTTTATTATTAGCGTCAATAATACGATTCTCGTAGGTAACGTAATCATCACCACAAGCAAACATTAATAAGATTCCTAGTATAAAACTATTCTTCATCATTATCCTCATCCTTTTTTTCCATATATTTTAGATACTTTTTCTCATTACCCATAAACTCAACATACCCTCTAAACATTTCACCTAGAGACTCGATCATACTATCTAAGTAAGAAACTCTTGTGCTTATCATTCTGATAGTTCTAATTATATCATGCTTAGTTACAGGTTTTTTACGCCTCGACATTATCACTCCCCATTATTTCAGGTATTTCCATTCCATCAATTACAGCTATTACCTCTTTCAACAATGAAATATCCCTAGAACTTGGTGATACAATGGCAAATACATTTATCTCACTGACTAAATATTTTAGTTCAGCTATAGCATCGCCAAGAGTTAAATCCTTTCTTGGCTTATACCTTAAAGCTAATCTCTCTCCTATTGCGCTCTCAATCATTAATTAACCCAACAATCCACACCATCTTCGCTAATCTCCATAGTGACCCATCCAGTCCTCACAATTGGGTACATTGAATATCTTGCATAGTTAGCATATCTTAAAAAGCTTCCTCCTCTAACATACCATCGCCTATGTAGAGTCTCCTCACCGTTATATATTGTTATAGAATCTATTGGCTTTGCATATAATTGATGATTATGTCCCATAAAGAAAATATCCCCATCGCTATAAACAGCAGCCATTCTATCTAGTTCAAGGTCGCCATTCTTAGCACCACTTGTTCCGTGACCACTAACTAAATTCCATGACCTGCGTGCTGTTTTGATAGTTGTATATCCAGGTAACTCAAAATATGGGACTTCTAACGCATTAGCTATGCCTCTAGAAATATCAAAGTCTAAAACCCTAACGCTTCTCAGGTAGTCATGATTACCACCACGAATAAATAGACATTTATCAGCTATAGGCCTAAACATCTTTATAAAGTCTTCGTATTGATCATCTGGTGACATACTTTGACCACGCTGAGGTATTTTATAGTTTGGAGGGATACATTCTAAGAGATCACCATTACCAAACCATCTTGCAAACTTGTCTTTCCTTATTGCTTTTATAGCTTCTTTTAGCTTTTCATCGTCATGTTCGTTTGCACCTAAGTGAATATCTGTCAACCCATGTATTCGTACTTTACCAACATATTCATAATCTAATACCTTCCCAGCTTCGACTAACATAGACTCAGAAGTATCACCATCCTCTATACGACTTTCGTATGGTATAGTAAATGTTCGACTGCAGTCGTTGCAGCGATGACGTTGCATTAGATCATTAGATACACTTTTTCTATAGCCGTGTATCTTTGTGTGCATTGAAGCACAATGGGGACATAGCATATTAATTTCCTTTTTTAGATTCGACTAATTCGGGTCTTTTTATAGACTCTAATTGATCAGGCTGAAAACCTTGAAACAATCCTACTATACCAGTCTCTTTTTGCTTTATTGTCGTGGTACCTATAGTTCCAATAGCTTTACCTAGTTCTTTCGTGGCGTTTAACACAATATTATCTTCCTGTGAATTGTCTATTAAACATTTTAGCTTAGTTAGGATGAACTCATGATCAACTCCTAGAGACTTAGCTACATCTACTACTGATTTTTCAACTTCCTTCATAACTCTCTCTTGTCTTAGTAATATCGCCGCTTTTTTTTCCGCTTTATACGAAGAGGACTCACTAAACGCGTCCATATAACTTTTAATAGCCCCCATGCCAACGGCAACATTTGTTGCAAATATCTTCTCCTTCTTTGTAGTTTTTTTACGATTATATATTTGACGAGTTGTATCTTTGATAGTTTTCGAGAAGGTATATCTATTTTTATGCTTCGAGAAATCCGTGTCCATATAGACTTTAGGCAAGCATAAGAAAGTACCGACAACAGTCCGCACATAATTTTTACAGTACTTATAATTCTTCCTATCATTTGGATGATTTATCTTAGACTTTTTTAGTATCTGTATAATGCGATTGTCGTCAGACTGTACCCAGCAACCTTCATCGGCTTTGCGCCAATCAAAGAAAACATTAGGCCTAACATCATCTTTAAAATGATTATTGAACTCTGTTAAGCTATCAAAAATATAATTTTTCACTCCCTTTATTTTCTGGTATTCCATTTAATTGATTAAAGCGTTGTCTCTACCTATAACTGACAATTCTTTTATTTGTAATGCTAGGTTATCTATTAAATTCGATACTGGTACTGGTATTTGATACGTCACATCGTCTATTTCTATATGAGTTAATTCATGAGAGCTATTAGAGATCATAGCAAGCAATAAAGACTGCTCGTCTTTTGTTAATTTTCCTAATGCATCTATTGCGTTTGACATAGTTGGATGTTAATACGTATATACGATAATAATCAAGAATTAGTTTCCCTTCTTTCCCTCCTCACACTCCACCCATACTACCCATAGTGTACATATTCCATTAACACTATAATTATATTGTACTATATTTATATATAATACGTGCGTATACGCCAAATGCCCAAGAGATCATAGCAAAAAATGCAGGATTTTGATGCGCACCCTTTTTCCTCTCTATACCCTCTATCGAGGGATTTTCATAAATCATTTTTTAGTTATTTTTTAATATTTAGATATTTATAATATTAATTTAATTAACCTAACAGACTCAGAAAGGAGTCACTAATGACAAAGTTCAACATACAGTCCTGTAAGACAGTTGAGGATTTCAAGGAACTGCGTGACCGTCTAATAGCAGACCACCTGGAAGCATTCTTCAGAGCTCCCACACGTAGCTCTTACAACCCTGTTACCAGAGCGTATGCACAGACTAAGTCCAACATCAGTCGTGCCACTAAACAGAACCTACGTGAGCTCGATACATGGTGCTTTGGGATGCTTAATGTGCATATATGGGAAGATGCAGATGAGGAAGTGGTCAGTATAGGTAAACCAGTAGACCCCACATAGGGGTTTACTGGCTATATTAATAGTCAGCACACCTATTTGTTTGTTAAATAAAGTATAGTGGGCTTTGTAAGTCTTCCAATGGAAAGCATGAGCCTGCTATATTTATCTAT